ATTACCTCACAAGGGATTCCGCGCCCTTCTAGCGATCGACCGAACAATATTCGACCTGGTCATTGCTGGCCGCGCTCCTGCAGGCGTTTTTCCAGCTGACCAGGTCGAATCTTATTCGGTCGATCCTCCTGTTACCCGGTCGTATTCTTCCTGCCAAAAGTCGCGTTCTTCCTGGGTTTTTGCCTGCGCGTACATGGTCGCGGCCACTGGTCCCATCGGGTGTAGGTCCAGCACCTTCGACAGCTTCAACGCGACCAGGACGGACATGTTCTGTCCTCCCTGGTACTGGTAAATGGCCTGCCTGGTTACGCCCAGGAATACGGCCAGCTGGTTCGCGTTGCTGATTCCCTCGTTTCGGCTGATCACCAGGTTCAGGTAATCAAGTGTTGTTTTCATTCTTGGCTGATGACAATGGGCATTGACATCGGTAAACAGATGGAGATACATTCTCGGGCATCGAGCCGGGGTTTGGTGCGGTTCGACTAATTGATTCTCACCAATACCCACTAGGAATTTACAAAATGGCTGATCTCGCCCTCGTCCTCTCCGCTGACCACTACCAAATCCCCCACGAAAAAACCGGCGAAGTGCAGAACCTGCACCAGGTCTGGTACTGCAACGACTACCGCGAGGATTCCGAGACCGAATCCGGGTCCAAGCCGATCAAGGTCTTGGTGCAGCCTGAGGTCTATGCCGAGTTGCGCAAGCATCCCCTGCCATCGTTGTTCGACCTCGACCTGCGCTCGCGTCCTGGCAAGGGCAACACCGCTGCGTTGACCATCGTCGGCTTCCGCTTCAAGGGCACTCCGAAGCTGTTCGACCTGGCCCCGGCTAAGGCGGCTGCGTAATGTCCCAGGTCACGCCCGAGTTCCTCCTGGGCGTTGCCGTCGTCGTTTGCTTCATCCTCGGCTGGATCGCCGGGCAGCAACGATGATTCCCTGGGCGCTGCTCGTTTCCAAGACCTGGCCGATCCTGCTGGCCCTCATTGCCTGGCTCGGCGTCGTGTACACGGTGCGGTTCCTCGTTCGTCGCTGGAAGAACCTGTCATGAGTCTGTTACCGACTATTGCTTGCTGTCTCGCCGCCTTCGGGCTTGGTTATGCAGCAGGTTCCACGATTCGTATCGTCCGTAAGGCTATCGAGTCGATCGACTGATTTCCGCTGTGCTTCCTGGGCCTGGCAACCTGGGATTCTATGAACGCCACATCTCACTAGGGATATCACATGAAAGTCGCAATCAAAAACGCAGCCCGCAAAGCATCGGGCGCGGCCGCTCTGGCCCTGGTCACCGTTGGCCACGCAATGGCCCAGGAGACCACCAATCCGACGACCGATCTCGGCGTTGCCGCGATCAACGGTCTGAAGGACACCGGCACTTCGTACATCGCCGCGGCCTTCGGCGTTGCCGTCCTGGTCGCTGGCGGCTTCTGGGGCATCAGCATGATGAAGAAAGCCTTCGGCGCAGCGAAGTAATAGCGTCGGCGGTTCATCTGCCCTCGGGTCCCTTCGGGGGCCCTTTTTTTTGTTTACGTGGGTATGAAATGAAACATTCGTTACAGTTTCTTGCCGTCCTGGTGATGGTCCTTGTGGCTGGTTTCTCCCCTAGGCCCGGTGTAGCGGCTCCGTCCGTTGGGTATTCCGGTACGGCCAGCACTCAGCGCATTTTGAACGACATCATCAGGGGTACTCCTGGCATTCAGACCGTTACTACCACTGGTGGCGGTGTTGTTGTCTCTGGCTCGGGCACGACTCCCGTTGCTGCCGGTCGAGGGGTGACGATCCCGATTCCCACGACAGCGTCTGCCGGTGTTTCGGCTGGACGGATTGCTGGCATTGTCGCCAAGGGGATCAGGTTTGGTGGTTGGGTCGGTGTCGCCGGTGTCGTGCTGCCTTGGCTCGCTGAGCAGTCTGGCATCAAGACCTGCCCGCCTCCTGATTTCTTCTGTAAGCCTGGGCCTGATGTAGCTGAGATGCCTACCGAGGGTGGTTGGTACGCGCGTGATCGCTCTACGATTCGCGGCGGGACCGCTGAGGCCGTGTGCGCACGTATTTGGAACGAGATGTTGACTCAGTCGACTCGTGATGCTCAGCAGGGATACACCACTTGGGTTCGGACCAGCGATGCCCAGTGCCTTTCACAGAAAAATCCGTCATTTGTGCTTGGCTACGTGTCTTGGCGTGCCCCAACGTGCCCTTCGGGTTCGAGGCTGGTCGGTAAAGATTGCTTGAAGTCGGGGCCTGATGTCCCGGCTACTGAGCCCGATTTGGGTAATGCCCTGGAGAAGGGTATCCAGGCTAAGCCTGAGCGCGGTCTTAAGGCGTTTAACGCTATTCGTGCGACGGGGATGCCTGTGTTTGGCCCTGATGATCCGGTAACCGTGACCGTGCCGCCTTCTGTTACCGCTCCTGATCGTGTTACGACTGCGACCCAGCCAAAGCCGGATGGAAGTATCGATACCGTCAAGACGGTGGTTCAAACCGAGGTTAAGCCCCAGGTCTCCGGCAATACCTTAGGCAACACCACTGTGACCTATCCGACTACCACGACGACAACCACGACCACTACCAATAACGTCACGAATATCTCGCACACGACGACCACCATCACCAACGTGATCAATAACCCTGCGCCGAATGCGCCTGAGGTATCTCCTGACGCGCCACCGGTGATTGATTACCCCAACGATGAGACGTCTCCTGAGCCTGAAAAGTTGGAGATACCTACCGACTACAACCGTGAGGTGACACAGAAATCCATCCTGGAGACGCTCAAGGAATTTGTCGCGCCCGTTACCGAGGCGTTGCCCACTGGTGAGGCCGAGACCGGCAGTATCCAGGCGGCGAACGACCAGGCTATGCAGGGTGTGACCGACATCAGCGAGAGTTCCCTGGGACTGACCAGCTGGTTCCCTTCTATCCCGACCGCTCAGTGTGTGAATCCCCAGGTGACGACGCCTATTACCGGGGACATGGTGACGGTCCCGATCTGTGACGCGGTGAATGTTTTCAGTCAGATAGTCAGCGGAGTCCTGTGCTTCTTCTGCATCGTCGGGTGTGTTGCCCAGGTGAGGGCGGCGCAACAGGCGTAACACCCGGCACCAGGTATGTGTCGATTCCATATGGCACAGCCATATGGGGGCGACAGATACCGAAAGCGGAGGGAAAGGAGGACACGCGGCCCAGGTATCGATCGATTTCTTAGGGCAACGCCCTAAGGAACCGATTGATACCGGTGAACAGACAGGGGTTGGATACACGACGCACAAGCGGCCCCCGCCAGGGGGCAAAATCTTTGGGGACATCAGGAATCGGCGGTTGCTTTTGAAGTAAAAGCCTCCGAAGTAGTGGGGTCAGCTGGCGGGCAACCCGCCTTAGGTTCCAAAGTTTTAGCGGGCAGTCCGCGACAGGCTTTGTACCCGACCGGATCACGTCCACAACCTGCCCCCCCTAAAGACAGCGCCTTGCTATCTCCCTACCTCCTGGCGGCGTTCTCCCCCGCTGCAGTAAAGCACCGCTTTTTGGAGCGACCGCTAGCTTAGATACCTGTCGGAACCGCGTGAGGCGGCTTTTTGCCGAATGCGATTTCGACAGGTATCGGACCACTTTGCCGGGGGGTTCCCGGCTCTAACCGAAGTTTGAAAGGAAAAGAGATGGCTCTGTTTGGGAAATTCTTGACGATGATGTTCGGCGCTGCGCTCTCGCTGTTCGCGCGCTTCTTCGTGATGGAGAAGGCTGCAAAGCTTGCCGCCTTCTCGGTCGCCCTGTCGATCATGCTGGGCCTGATCACGGCGATGATGTCTTGCATCACTGGCGTTTGTGCGCAGGCCATTTCCGGCCTGGGAGCGATCCACCAGGGCGTTGCCATTGGCCTGGGCATCGCCGTCAATGCCACGACCCTATCCGCTATCTCCTGCTACATGACGGTATGGGTGCTGTGCAGCGTCTACGTGATGAAGAAGAAGGCGATCAACGCCATTACGGGGGCTGGCTGATGGCTGTCTATGCGGTCACAGGCAAGCTGGGTGCCGGCAAGGGCAAGGCCGCCATGTTCAAGCTGCGGGAGTATCTGCGGGCTGGCAAGCGGGTGGCTACCAACTGCGACATCTTCCTGGAACACATGGATGGTGAGCGGTCCAGGGCGACCGCGATCAGGGTGCCAGACAAGCCTACGGCCACCGATCTATACATGATCGGCAGCGGCAATCCGTACATCTCGTTCACGCCCAATATCCAGCGTATGCCGGACGGAACCCTCAAGGGCTTTGCTCCGCTGGAGTCTCCCAAGATGCTGCCTGGCTTCGATGAGTCCCACAACGGGCTGCTCGTGCTCGATGAGTGCGGCTCCTGGATCAACACCAGGAATTTTGCCGAGAAGGGGCGCTCCGATGTGCTCGAATGGATGATCCATGCCCGTAAATATGGCTGGGACATCTTCTTCGTGATGCAGAACATCAATCAGGCCGACAAGCAGCTGCGCGAGTCCCTGTTTGAGTATGTCGTCAGGTTGACCAGGTTGGACCGTATGCGTGTCCCCCTGGTCTCCTCCGTGGTCGATGGTGTGACCGCTGGCGCCGTTAAAGGCAACCTTCCCCGCGTCCATGTGGCTGTGGTGCGGCTCGGCTCCAATCCCGATGGCATGGTTGCCGATCGTTGGGTGTTCAGGGGAGACGATCTGCACCAGGCCTACAACACGACACAGGTCTTTTCCGACATATATCCCCATGGGACGCATTCTTTGCTATCGCCATGGCATTTGTCGGCCAAGTCCGGGGTGTCACCTTCATTCGTTGGCCCGGTGCGTCCTGGGCCTCTTGATCGCGTCCTATTGCGGCCGCGAGCTGAACCTATCAAACCTCCAAACCCTCACATGACGAAATTTATGGTGTTGTCCCTCTGCCTGGGCGCGTTCCTGGGCTTCGCTGCTTCGTACCTGGTGCGCCCCGATTCGGTCGAAAGCCCTGCCGCTGTGCATGCTCAGGCCGCGTCTGCTGGAACCTTCAAGGATAAGGAGTCGCCTGGGCTCGGTTTCGTGCGTTCTGCTGGTAACGTGATGGTCCTCACCCAGGATGGCCGAGCGGTCGTGCCGACTGAGTTTTCGACGAACGATAAAGGCGAGTGGCGCGCGGTCGTCGACGGTGGCCTGGTCCTGACCGGGGTGCAGCAATGATGCGGCGTCTTGCGGCTGTATGTGTTGTCGCGTTCTTCTGCATGATCGCGCCTCGGGCCTGGGCTGAGCCGGTGTCGTTCTCGTTTGCTGCTGTGCCGCTTATGGACTTCGCCCAGGCCACGTATCGCAACGTGCTTGGCCGGGACTTCGTTATTGCTAGTGACCTGGTCGGCCTCGGCAAGAAGATCACTGTCAGCGTCAAGAGCATTGATTCTGCCCAGGTGCCAGCTTTTGTCGAAAACGTTCTCCGCGCTCATGGTGTTCGTGCCGTCGAGCGTGGCGGTGTCTACTTCCTCGAGCTCGCGCTACTCGAGACAAAGGCCGTCGACCTCGAGGTTCAAAAACCTGTTCAGGATCAGGGGCTTAAGGGTGATCCCTCGCCGGTACAGGATCTGCAGGTTGTACCCGTTGAAAAGGTCCAGGTCGTGACCGTCCAGAATCGGCCTGCGGCTTTCGTGGTTGAGGCGGTCAATGCGGTGTTCGGCATGCCCTATGCTCGTTCAGCTGGTGGAGCAAGGGTCGCCTTGGTTGCGCCTGAGGATCGGCTCAAGATGGCCGTGGACCTGGTGGACCAGCTGGACGTGGCTGCTGCTTCTGTCGAGGTCTCTGCTTCGTTCGTCGAGGTCACCCGTAGCGGGGCCAGTGCCAGGGGACTCGCGCTTGTTGCGGATGCTGTCGCCAGTCGGCTCGACGGTGTATCGGTGTTGCCTGGCGAGGGGCGCGTGTCGATCCGGGCGGGGCGTTACGAGATGGTCCTGGATGCGCTCGCGTCTGATGGCAGGTTCCGGCAGGTGTCGAACTCCAAGGTTGTCGGTGATGATGCAGAGAGGTTGCTGCTGTCGGTTGGTGACGAGACTCCGACTATCTCCAGTACCAGTCGAGACCAGGCCGGTAACGCTGTGCAAAATGTCGTGTATCGGCCATCAGGTGTGATTCTCGATGTGGTGCCAAGGGTGCTTGGCTCCGGTCGCCTGTCCCTCGCCGTTGACGGTCAGGTGTCCAGCTTCCAGTCGACTACAACGGGTGTCTCCGGGTCGCCAACCCTCGTCAAGCGTCAGATCAAGACGGCCGTGTCAGTTGATGACGGACAGGTGCTTGTGATTGGTGGCCTGGACGATTCCAAGTCCTCCGGGTCTGAGTCCGGCTTCTCGTTCTTGCCTGATTCCTGGCGCAACAGGTCCGGCACCGATAGTAAGACGGACCTGGTGCTAATCCTCTCGGCCCGCGTCCTTCCCCTGGAACAGCAAGGCCCCATAAAATAACCGTGGCATGACACGAAAAGTCCTTTACTTATCGTGTCATGACACATATAATAGAGTCTCTTACACAGGGGGATTTATGGTCAAGGTTATTTACAAGATAGATGTGCCGTTCGGCGCTGGAGAGATCGAAGTTTATGGTGAGTCGGATATGGGCTGGTATGAATGGCGCGTCGTCCAGGACGGTAAAGTTTTGCGCGATACGAAAGATCAGGGTTACGGTAGTCCCGGTATTGCGCTTCGTGATGCGTTGATTGCGGTGACAGAATGACCGCGCAAAAAGGGGATGTGTTCACCGCTCCGCTTCCTGGTGTTGCAAAGAAGTTGGGGCGTCCTGCTACCGGTAAGGCTATGGATAATGCAGCTCGGTCGAAGGCTAAGCGTGAAAAGCTGCTTGCAGAGGGGAAAAAACAGATTTCCGTTACGTTATCGCTTGAGGTGATCGAGGCCCTGGAAAAACATATTGAGTTCAAGGATTTGACGCTCGGTGACGCGGTCGAAAAAGCTCTGCGTGATCGTTTTTTGAGGAAAAGATAATGTTCATTGATGAAACCGCCGTGAATGTTCTCATGACGATCTTCACGCTCTTTTTCGTCGTAGTCGGTATTGCCGTCTTGCTGTTCCTGGCTGGCCCAAGTGATCGTAAGTCTGTCGAGTATTTCGCCCAGGTTCATAAAAACAACCAGGACAAGATAAAGCGTGATGAGACCGCAGCTTTTCTCGCTACCTTGGATATGCCTGTTCCGTATAAGTCGATTCGTCCTAAAGGGGAAAAAGATGGCGAAGGTGAAATTGCCTGATGGTCGTGAGTTTGAGTTGCTGAACGACTTCGAGATTGCTGCTGCTGCCCGTGAGGCTTGGCGCCGCCAGAAGCAGCTCGATATCGCCCTGGAAATGCGGTTGGAGAGGGATCGTAAAAAAGTTGCTGCGGTTCATCCACCGGCTGTTGTACAGTTACCACTTATTTAAGGAGTAACTATGCGGCTTGGCCCACGTGAATTGTCGCTTTTGCACGAATGCGTTTTGACCAGGTTGCAGTTCCTGGATAGCTTGATTTCCCAGGAGAACAACAGGCCCGAGGATCAGCGCGGGTTGCTTTCAGGCTTCACGGCGCAGCTAGTTGAGCTTCAAAGTCTCAGTAATCGATTGGCGGAGGGTATAGCGGCATTTGACAATGCCCATTGACACAAACTAGAGTGTCGCAGCGTTACAGAGGGGTACAGCCTTTTTGAGCCGGTACGGGGTGCAAGAGCCCCAGGCAAAAAAAAAGGACCGAACGGCAATTCGGCCCTCTCTGTGAGACTGCTCTATCAACGGCGGTATCAAGAGTGAACGAATCGTGCAAGAAAAAAATCAGGCTGTCAAGCCGGAGGGTCATGCTGCGTACCTCCGGCGAGTCGAAAAATTAGTACGAAAGCAACAAAAGGCGAGCGGCAGCCCGTGCGACGACGCGCAAGCGGCGGCGTGCGGGGTGGCGGCGAAGCCCCTTGGTAACAACACCAAATCACAGGCCGCTTTTGAGGCCCGCAGCGCCGAAAATCCTGAGGAAATTCAACGATTTAGGCTCGATTCCGAGCGTGGCGAATACGTCGAGGAAAAATCGGCCGAAATCGTGGCGTCTGTCGCCCGTTCTGCCCGGTTCACCGCGCAGAATAGTGCCACCAAATTATTGTTTAATCGCAACACTCCCAGGCATCGTGAAAACCTCGATGATGAGTTTGTTGGTCCCGGTGCCGAACCGGTTGATGGCCGCCGTGGTCAGTGGCGTGTTACCGGGTGCAGCCGTCGCAAGATCGGGGAGTATGTCGGTGTGCTGTACTCGCCGTCTATCCGTAAGGCCCATTTCGGCGGCCTGATGGTCTGCGGTTCGGTTTGGACCTGTCCCCCGTGCGCTGCCAAGATCAGTGAGCGGCGCAAGCTGGAGATACAGTCGGCCACGGATCTGTTCAAGGAGGCCGGGGGCCATCTCTACATGATTACGCTGACCTTCTCGCACTCGCGAGAGGACAACATCGTTTCACTGATGCGGCGGCTGTCCAAGGCCCGCATCAAGCTGCGTGAGTCTCGCGGGTACAAGGCTCTCCGCGCCGAGCTGGGTCAGGTGGGCGACATTCGCACTCTTGAAGTCACGTTTGGCGACAAGAACGGGTTCCATCCGCATGAGCATAGCCTGTGGCTGACGGCTAACAAGTTCACTGCTCGCGGGCTGGAGTCTTTCAAGTCCCGTTTGTTTGTCCTGTGGGAAAAGGCGTGTCGGTCCGCTGGGTTGGCTGCGCCAAACAGGAAGCGTGGCGTTGATGTCCGCCATGCCATGAGTGCGGCTGAGTACTTGGCCAAGTTTGGGCGTGAATCGACCTGGGGCGTGGCGTCCGAGCTTAGCAAGCAGCACATCAAGAGCGGTCGCGCGGTCAGTATGTCTCCCTTCGACCTGCTCAGGTCGTATCAGGCTGGTAACTTGGAGCATGGCAACCGTTTCATTGACTACGCCGAGGCCTTCTTCGGGAAACGCCAGATCATTTGGTCTCGCGGTCTCAAGCGGCTGTTTGGGGTCGCGGAGCTGTCCGACGAGCAGCTGGCCGAGGAACAGGAAGAGGATGCGTCGCTTCTCGCTAAGATCGAGGCATGGGAGTGGCGTATCGTGCTGCGGCAGCCCTGGGACGTTCGGTCCACGCTGCTCGACCTGGCCGAGGCCGCTGTGGAGCATGGTGGCGGCTTCGATGCCGTCCGAAGATACGTCGATTACCTCACAAGGGATTCCGCGCCCTTCTAGCGATCGACCGAACAATATTCGACCTGGTCATTGCTGGCCGCGCTCCTGCAGGCGTTTTTCCAGCTGACCAGGTCGAATCTTATTCGGTCGATCCT